TTCATTTCGTAGAACGTATCCTCACAATTGATTGCTGATAATGGGTCAACATAATCATCCCAATCTAAACTAAATGTGTATGATCTTAATAAATCAAAATAATTCTGAGGATAAAAAGTAAAATTAACTTCCTGTTGTTGGGTATCGTCTATTGGTTCTGATACCGCTAAAATAATGTCACCAGCATTAACGGGTATAACCGTTATATCACCATAATAAGGTTGCGGACCACTACCATCGTCAATATAAATCGTAAAGTTTTTACTGTTAATAGAATCATCAAATAAAAGACCACCATTAGTTGTTGCAATTGTTGATCCTGTATATTGTGGTGGATTAATAGGGAATGTCGACGGCATTATAATCGAAAATGGTGTTGTCGAACTTGGATCAAATGGATCCGTACTACTTGATGTCCAACCATGTTCTTTAATGTTTGGAACTAAGAAATTTGCTCGTTGGAACTCATTCTGTAATCCACCTTCATTACTCCATTTAAATTTAAATCTATATCTTCCTTTTGTTGGGATACCTTTTGTTGGATCATTTGATATTACTTGTTCCCCGAATTCATTTGTTATAATATAATCCAAGTTCATTGGCACATTTGCCAAAAATGAACCATCTCCATCTATAATCTTACCATCTTGTTCAAACTTATGTTCTTCAAGAACTGGTAAATTATTTTTATCAGGATATATTGTTTGTCTAATAGATAATATTTGACCCGGCCCTGAGATTAACTCACATAAGTTACCTGTATTATTTTTTGGTTTACAATTTGTCTTAAGTGCATCATCGTTAGTTGTCGAAATAAGAGACCCCATAAAAATAGCGTTAGGTCTAATAGTAACATTCGCCTCATTAGTTAAATCAAAATCAACTCTCGTAATTCCTATTTGACAAATGTCTTCTTGACCCCAAAGAGGTGATATGTCAACATTTTTATTTAATGTTTTAATCTGTGGTAATTCACTTAAATTTGATGACTTCTTAAATGTAGACCCATTTACTTGTGTTTCAGTTGCCTGACCCGCATTAATTAAGTCTTGTGGTGTTAATGAGAAACATCCAATATCCGATAAATCAACATCCATAAAAACAGTTTGAGTTCCAACAGGAACTCCAAATATCATATAATCACCACTATCATTTGTTTTAACAGTGTATTTGTAATATTTGTCGTAAACTTCAATATAAGTTTGGTCTAATAGAACTTCTTCCCTATTTGGGAACGTGCCTGTTGCCGCATGGACACTATATGACGGATCATGAGGTAATAGATTATATCTATAACCAGCATCATTATTGTCAGATAAAGTTTTATATGGGTATAATTCAGATATTGTTGGGTCTAACTCATCTTCTGAAGTTAATGGTATGAATATCGAAACTCTAGCGTTTGGTAACCCAAAACCACCGTTTACTATGACTCTACCAACTATAACCCCATAGTCTGAACATACCTTTGTATAAAGATCTGATTGATTAATTTTTAAAGATAGGATTTCTAAAGAATCAAAATCTTGATCTAACTTTACGTTGATGTATTTGTCGACACCTACTTGGGTCCTTATTCTATATGATTTCGGCATTAAAGTCTTTTTTGATAAATAGTTTATTTCCTATTTTCAAAAAATAGTTCTAATTAAAAAAAAATAAATTATCAGGAGAAATTAACTGTACTTAAATTGATAACTCTAACGTTTATATCTTTGTTAGGGAATCTAATTTGGTAGATTTGTGTAGGTTCTGCGAAAATTGTGTCAGCTATTAATTGGATTTGTCTTGTTGCAGGGTCCGAATATTTCTGAGATGTTTGGTTTGAAGAGTACTGACCCCCAACCTTATTAAAGAATTCCATATCAGAAATACTCACTACACCATTTTCCGCTTGAATCAATCTTCTTAATTCAGATACAACAACATTTTGACCTAATTGTCTTGTTGTTGGACTAAAGTATGTTGTAATGATGTCAATAATTTTAGATACAATTGCTCCTTGGTTTTGACTAGCATCCAACACAACATCAACATTAACCGCCAAGTCAATAGGGTTCGCACTTTCAATTGAAATGTAGTCATTAATCATCCTGTAGTTTGATAGGTAACTTGCAACATTACTTTTTAACGTATTTGATATTGTATCAGTTAAATTACCACTTGTGTCGTAAGATAACATTTTTATTTTTATCATGTTATTTTCCTCAGTAATTGCAACCTTTGCCGGTGCACCAAACTGAGAAGGCATTGTTCTAATAATTGATTCGTAGTCATTTATTGTAACCGCTCTATTTTGAGCAGAGAAGTTATATGAGACCATATTTCTTACTTCTTCGAGTGTTGGTGCGTTTGCCCCTCCAATCGCTGCCGTAACGTTATTACATTTCAATGTATTAATAACAGATCTGTTAACACTTTCTGAAGGACCATTAACAAAGAATGATACCGTTCCAATTTGGTTGATTACATTAATACCTAAGTTAGTCGCTTGTCCTCCACCAACTCTGTATTGTATAAACAATGTTGAGTTTGATTTAAGAGCCGCACCTAAGGCTAAATTGTTAGAATATTTGTTTAAGTCAAATCCTTTACCTGATCTTGCAAAGTCCCTAAGTTGTTCTTCCGCAGAAACATTACCACCACCAAATGTCATTTTTAAATAACCTTCAGGTGTGTATTCTGACGTAAACTTAGTATTAGTTAAAATATATTTACCAACCTTAATACCAGGTTGATCAGAAACTTTAGTTGGATCTTCGATGAATACTCTGTCTTCAGCAAGTGCTTTAACTTCATACCATCTATTTTCTAAACCTAAAAATTCTTGTGGATTTGGAATTGTATTATATTGTGTCCCGTCTTTTAAAAGAACACTTGTTATACCTAAAACATTTTTTTCAGGTAAGAATAATTCAAAGAATGGTTTCACATCATTTGGTGTGATAACTCGTTTGAAGACTTTTGTGAACCCGTTTACAACAACCTCTCTTTTTGTAATGGTGTAATTTAACAGTTTACCATTAAAATCAATGTCGTATACGGTTTCAAATGGTTGTCCCGCACCATTTACTTGGGATCCTCTTCTTAGGATACCACAATATCTTAAATCTTCTCTATCACCAAACGCAGGAACCGTTATTGAGAAATCAACTAATGCCACTGAAGGTCTTTGACCCGGAATTTTTAACCCGTAAGTCTTAGCGATATTATATACTGAAGATTTTTGTTGTGCAAATTGTAATACCGTTTCTTGGATACTTCTATCAATATTAAATTGTAGGTTATCTGTAACGGCAGCATTTAAATCTAACATTACTGAGAAAACCCCAGCATCGTTAAAGTTCTGTACCAAATCAGGATAGTAAGTACGTGTAAAGTTAATTAACTCAGTTCTTATTCCCTGAAAATCTCTGGTTGTGTAGGATATTTTTTTCTCAGCCATATACTATTAAATATTGATAATAACAAAATCACTACTTTCAAAGGCTTGATTTGTGACCTTATAGTCTATTTTAATTTTTGCGGTATGTTCTTTTTCACTTATACCTTGTACTTTAAATTCCCTCTCTCCGTCAGAATTAATAAATGTACCTTTATCTTCTTCACCTAAAGAAGCATCAGTTATAGAAATATTCGTTATTAATACCCCCGGCATATATTTTTCAACAGAATCTCTAATTTCACCCTCAATTTCACTAAATGTGGGTCCATCAAGAGGTTCAAAAATATACTCATATAACCTTGTCCCAAAATCAGGAAGATAATATCTATACCCTTTTCTAGTTAACAATAAATGAATTAAATTACTTCTTACTTCCTCTTCAGTTGTATCAGAAATATCTAAATATTTACCAACGTAAGATTCTCTAAAAGGAAAATTTATTCCGTATGTTATTCCATTTGCCATATCTAATAAATATAGTATCTATGTGTTTTGAATAAATACATATAAAATAAAAAATCACGACCTAAGCCGTGATTCCCTATCGTGATACACGATTCATCCTAAGATGAACATCCGAAACATTCAAACTCTGAACTATCAGGTTTTTGTGGTAAATCCATTTTAGAAAAGTCTACTTTTGGTGTTTCAACTTTTTTAATTGGTTCTCTCTTTGTCATATCCAACGCCAAGTGTTTTGCTCCTGTTGAAATCGCCTTCGTTCTAACGTAGTAACAAAGTGTCTTCAATCCTTTCTCCCAAGAGTGGAAGTGTGATGAGGTAATCTTTGACAATGTTGGATTTGACATATAGATATTCATTGATTGTGATTGATCAATAAATGGTGCTCTGTCTGCCGCCATGTTGATAAGTTCTTTTTGTGAAATCTCCCAAATAGTTTTATACTTAGGGATTAAATGCTCAATTCTTTTAACTTTCTTATTATAATGTTTGTCCTCAGGATCTAAGTAGTTATTGAAATTAATGTTTTGGATTGAACCTTCATTCATAATAATTTCATTCTTTAAATCTTCAGACCATATACCAATTTTCTCAAAGTCAGCAATTAAGTATTTGTTCACAATCATGATCTCACCCCCAACAACTCTTCTGTTAAATAATGCCGAGTGAGCCGGTTCAGTCATTTCAAATGATCCTGTAATTTTAGCCGAAGATGCAACAGGCATTTGTGCCGTGAATAATGAGTTACATACTCCATACTCTTTTACATCTTCTTTTAATTTATTCCAATCCCAATATCCTGACAAATCATTTTCATTCAAATCCCACATATCAAATTGGAAAATACCTTTAGACATAGGTGACCCCTTGAAGTGTTTGTATGGTTCGTGTTTACCATTTTTACATAACTCATTACTTTCGTAGATAGCCCCATAATAAATGGTTTCAAAGATTTGTTTGTTCAAGATCTTTGCCTCTTCATCAGTAAAGATTAAGTCAAGTAAGTAGAATACGTCAGCCAAACCTTGTGTTCCGATAGCAATTGCACGTTGTTCTAAACCACCTTTCAATCCTTTTTGTGTTGAGTAATTATTAATATTTACAACTTTATTTAAAGTTCTAACTACTTTTCTTACTTCACTAAACAACAATTGGAAATCAAATTTACCATTTGTGATGAAGTTTTTAAGGACAATTGAAGATAATGTACATATTGCAGTAGTTTCCTCATCTGTGTATTGATAAATCTCATTACAAAGGTTTGATTGTTTAATAACCCCAATGTTTTGGTGGTTAGTCTTTCTGTTCGCACTATCCTTAGAACATAAATAAGGAATCCCTGTTTCAACTTGTGATTCAATAATTTTAGACCAAATGTCTTGTGCTTTAACTTTTTTACCTAAACCTAAAGAAACTGCCTTGTTGTAATTTTCTTCATACTCATCACCAAACGATTCTTGTAATGGTTTGATACCTGCAGTGATAATATCGTTAGGACAGAATAAATACCATTCAGTATTATCTTTCACCGCTCTCATGAAATTATCAGGAATCCAAAGTGCGGTAAATAAATCACGAGCTCTTAGTTCTTCCGCACCTGTGTTCTTCTTAATATCTAATAAATCAAAGATGTCTTTATGCCAAGGCTCAAGATAGATTGCCGCAGATCCTGGTCTACGACCTTGTTGATTAAAGAATCTTAATGACTCATTAACAATTTTAAGGTATTTCAACAAACCACCCGCATATCCACCTGAAGTTGAGATTCTACTTTCTTTACTTCTAATGTTAGACATTGATAATCCAATACCCGCAGCATCTGAAGAATAAGTTGAGATGTCCGTTAATGTATTTAACAATCCATTTCTTGAATCTGAATTATTGTAATGTAACACACAAGACGCTAATTGAGGTACCTTTGTACCAGCATTAATCATAATTGGCGTTGCCTTAGAAATAAGTTGATTAGATAATGATTTGTAGTATTCAACCGCATCAACAAAGTTATCTGTAACCCATAACGCAACTCTCATGTACATATGTTGTGGTCTTTCAACTACAACACCATTAGGTCTTTTTAATAGGTACATTTCCTGTAATGATCTCCAAGCAAAATAATCGAAATTATAATCATTTTCATGGTTAATTACCTCATCAATAGAATCTTCACCATACTCTTTAATCGTTTCAACCAATTTTTCATTGATGATACCATCACTGAATAACAAATTCATAGTTTCAGAAAAACTTGGATTTGTTTCTTTATGGTACGAAGAAATCGCAACTGAAGACGCTAATCTTGAATAGTCGTGATGACTTCCAGTGTATGAAGCCGCAATCTCATAGATTAATTTATCTAATTCCTTTGTTGTTATAACACCTTCAGTAGGTACCGAAGTGATAACTTTAATGAAGATCTCATCTGAATTAACATTCAAACCTTTTGCAGATCTTTTAACTCTATTGTAAATTTTTTGTGGGTTAAATGTTACATTTTCCCCATCTCTTTTTAATATTTTAAGTGACATCATATTTTTTTAATATTTAAAAATCTTCTTCAAACGTAATCGTTTCATTCAATTTTGCTTTTTGGTATTCCATTGTTCTTGACTCGAAGAAATTACCTTTTGTTTCAACCGCAATTTGTTCCATGAACTTAAATGGTTGTTCAACGTTAAATTCTTTACTACATCCAAATTTAAGTAAAAGACCATCAACAACAAACTCCAAATATTGTTTCATTAAGTTTGAGTTCATTCCAATTAATGACACAGGTAATGACTCGGTAATGAATTCTTTTTCAATTTCTAAAGCCGATAATAAAATTTCTTTAATTCTTTTTTCAGATGGTTTTTCCTCACAATGGTTGTTTAATAAGTGAATTGCAAAATCACAATGTAAGTTTTCATCTTTAAAGATAAGTGAGTTTGCGTTACACAACCCTTGCATTATTCCTCTTGACTTCATCCAAAATATCGAACAGAAAGATCCTGAAAAGAAT